CCCCACTTCAGAGGGAAAACCCTCAGCCACCCCCCTTGCGGGGGGAGGGGATAATGTACTAAATCCCCAGAGTGTAAATGCGTTTAAGACTATAACCTTCGTTTCCACGCTCGTGGTACATTGTACGAGCTATAGAATCGTTGGCTCTATACCACTTACCGCGTCGATAAGACGCGGCGACCGTAAGGTCAGTTGCGGGTAAGGAATCCCGCAATTTAAGAAGTATAGAAGCATAGTCCCCCCGCATACTGTGTCTCACAGTACGTGGGTTTGTCGCATAGGTGCGGAAAGTCCATCCCCCCCAACCGTTTTTACGTCCGTGAGGACGCATCACCGGGTTGAGACAGAGAAGATGACCGTCACCGAACCCGTCAGGGCCGGTGATCCTCTTCAACCTCTCAGGGATGAATTTTCTACAAACATCAGCCATGTAAGCCTGATTCCTTCTAAAGAAGAAATTATGCAGTCGGAACAGCTCTTTGTAACTGAGCCTATCCTTTACATAACATGGCCTGATGTCCACTCCGTCAAAGAAGTCCTTACCACACGATTCACGAAACCGACCGGAGATATACGACTTGGAGGTGTTAACCTCAAAGCCGCACGCCTCTAGTCTGTGAATGATGGCAGGTGCTGCTTTACTCGGAACGACCATGTCGTCTCCGTAAACCAAACACTTCTCACCACTCACAACTTCGCAAATCGCCAAGAAGATTAGCGTCTCCAGTTCGAACGTATACGCGCACCCCATCCCAGAGAACTTCTGCAGAAAGTCTTCCGACTTCTGGAGAGTATCTCTAACGAATGGCGTGCGCACCGTGTCGAGTAAGGAGAACCAATCTGGTGGCAGGAGCTCCATCACCAACATGTAACTAATGGTGTCTGAAGCCGAAGCCAGATCTATTGTCGCCAGCTCGTCGTTGAGTGAACCCAACTTCGCGGCTGCGGCATTAGCTTCCTGACCGTGACGTAAGTCACAGCCATGGAGGGCCAATCGTGACCGAATAGCGGATCCCACTCCCTTTTGGAGAAAGGAATTCACTATCGGTTGTGTTTCGATTGACCTATCTGTCTTCGCATCCTTTGGCACGAACGAGAGTTTGCCGTAATTGGTTATCTTCGGTGGAGACTGAAGATAGTCCCAATGTGGGAACTCACCACGCATGAACTCAACGAGTTCAGCAGCGTTCGCGGTGTACGTCGGTTGGCAACTCATTTTAGAGCGCGCCGATGTTTGTCTTAGTAGTGTACCTACGTTAGCTCCTGGCCCAAAGCCGTAAGAAAGTTCACTCCAAGTTGGAGCTGGCCCTAAAATAGAACGAATTTTCCACTGGACTTTCGCAAGAAAGTTAGTGTCGAATCCCCTTTCGGGGTCGAATCGCCTATTCAGGATACGCCAGTTCATCACTCGGCATGACCTCTCGGCTGAAGCAAACTTCGCCCTCGCCACCGCTTTCCGATCCACACCCAGCGGCAGCATCGCATTCTTTTGGAAGAATGCTAATACTTGCCGTACAAGTTTGGCTTCGGACTGATCCAGAATTGTAGTGTAGTCGACCTGATAATTGGTCAACGCTTTCCAATCCTGGTTCATCACTAGCGTAAGCAAGTGATGATTCGGTGGCAGAAGGTGACGGCACAGACGTGTTAGGATTGAGACGGACTTCTCGAACGAGAATTGTTCGTCGAATGAAATCAACGATTTCATACTCCACTCCTCTATTTGTTAACAAATTTAAGAGAATAACAACTACAAATACCACGCAGGCTTTACTAAAGCCTGGAAAACGTTCGCTGCCGTCAGTACGGCGGGGCGAGGTTTTCGATCGCGTCGATGACTTGCGCATTGTTCAGTAGGTTCCTATGAAGGTTCCGGCTGATCAGTCGCTGAGCCGCCGACGAGCGTGGTGAGACGTAGAAGTCTGTGACCGCAGTAATGGCATATGCTACGGCAGGAGCCGCGATATACCCACTTGCGGGGGCCGTCGAGAGTGCTTCCAGGACTGGAGTCTTGGTGGTCACTCGGACGCGGTTCGCGCCGTTGCCCTTGGCACGTATCACTTCGACCGTAATCTCCTCGCGGCCCACATCTGGCAGATCTGCATCTGCAAGATTGTGAAACTTGGCTGGTGTGACTTGGATCGGAGTGAACACGTGATCAACGGTACCGTCGCTTACGGTGATGGAGGCAATAGCCGACATCGTCTTTCCTTTGGTTGGATGAAAGTACGGAAGTTCCCACAACGTGGAAACACGTGACTGGATAGTTTTACTTTTAAGCCGTTGTCACCTTCGACCCCTTGGAAGATCCAGATCCTCAAGCGAGCGACTAAGCTCGAGAGCACCTGGGTTCAAGGAGTTAAGGAACCCTTGGTGAACGAGACTCGAGAGAATTCCCAGTTGCTTAAGACCTTTATCCCACTTAGGTGTGATATTGGTCGGCATAAAGGACCATCCCGAGATAACATCATGTATAGAACCATGAATGCTACGGTTAGTGACCCAATACTTACTAACAGCTGGCAGAGGATTATCTCTAACACTCTGCGACAGATACCAGTAAGCATTACCAGCCTTTAGCACCTTGATATACCCCTCGAACTCCTCGTGCGTGGTTAGCACGAGTTGTTGTACGGGCAAGGCGCCTACGGCATGGATACTCTGAAGCGACCTACCGATTGGTAAAACGTAATCGATAATGAAGCTCAGAGGCGTCGCTTCCCACGCGATCCCGGCCGGGTCTGTCAGACCCAGCCGTTCGATCCACGTTGGCTCTCGTGTTACTATACACTTAATGGCTATCGTTTTCTTGTGGTGCCCATGAGCCGAATACATTTCACTAGGCTGTCCCGCAGCGACCACACCACCTTTGAAGGTGTGTGACGCTTTGATGACATTAGTGATCTCCTTCGGTTCTATAAGCCCTGCAAGTCCGTGTAGATCATTAAGCATAGGTGACCATCCTAAGTGACCCTCCAGGAAAGCCCCGCTGATGTCACCAGTATCCATGCGTTGCCGCATACGACGCTGATGACTCTTTGGAACGCTCCCAGTAGATTCACGAAGGAAACCGCCGATGTTTCCTTTTCCCAGCGCCCGGACCCCGTTATAGAGGCCCCGAAGCCGGTTTGCCATCATCTCGATGGCATCCTTACCTTCAGCTGCGAAAACACCAACGTTGAAATCAGATGCCTTCCACGCCTCCGCGAGCTTCGGAAGAAGTTCGTATGGAGTCATGTCTGGCAGCACTGATTCAGGGACAGGCTTAAAACCATGACTGTACGCCGAACCCACCTGCCAACTGACGCTTCCCCACGATTCCCAGGCAACTTCTATAAGGGGGTTAAACTGAAGTTCAGTTATCCCGGTATAGCCGTTTTCTAAGAATATACCTTTAGCTCGCAATTCTCGAGGAGTGTTGCCGCCGCTGATCTCACGATCATAGGAGGCCCACCCTCTAAGGTGCGGGTTTTCAGGTGTTGGAAAATAGTCAATTGAATGGATGGATTTGGTAGACATATCATGGGTCCAGGGAGAGTGGTGGATCAGTAATGACCCATCACAGATAGGTCCTTCTCTTCGTTATTCAGCTACCACCGTCCAAACAACGCCTTTCCCGGTGTTCAAAGTAACATGAACCCAGGAGCAGGTTTTGAGAGTACGGCGAGACACACGACCTAGATTTTCGGCTTTGCATTGAGCGAAGCAGAAGAGAGCAAGGTTAATTACTGGTTCAACTTCATTAGGTGAAAGGAATTTAAACTCCTCATACATAATTGAAGTGATTTCACGCTCATCACCACCGTGAGCGATGAGGGAGGTACATTTATTGTACATCTCTCTCATCGTACCCATGTTGATGATGAGTGCTGAGCCAAGAGCACTAAGTACGGCCGGCAGCACGGCACTATTCGAGTCCAAAGAGGACTCGTACGGTGTCGGGCTCATGGTCGAGACGAAAGTGCTCAGGGAATCAGAGTTAAAGTTGCGCATGATCGTATATCCTTGTAGTTGAGGTAACGGAGAGAGG